AGACAGGATTCGGTCCAATGCACACACCTCTAGTAGAATCATCTGAAGTAGTCATAATTTCAGTTATTAATATATCCGGTGCACATTCCTTTTGAATGCAATCTAAACCAGCTGAGAAAACAGTATTTATCATAGCTCCAGCCATTGCTCGAACACCTTGCATAAAATGAATGTAATTAATACTGGCATAAGATTTATTGTTCTTCTTACCTACTTTTAAGTAAATTGGTAAATTGCCTTGTAAGTTCTTGTACAAATCAGGATCGCAACCGACAGGTGCCACTGTGTATCTACATTTATCTAATCGGAGTATGGCAGAGCTGGTTGTTAAGGACGAGCTACCTAGTTGCTTTGCAAGTATCAGAGCACCAAGAGACATACCTTCTGTATGCATCCATCCACAAAAGAAATCTTTGTCTTCACTCCTGGTTATGCCATTAGATTTCATAATCTTTGAGAAACGATCTGTAAATTCTGCATATTTCTCAGGTTCTTGCATCATATCAACATCGGATTCATCGGTGTATACAGACATAACAGCTTCTGATATAAATTGTGCTATGCGCATGTGGCTCGTCATCTGTGGTATTTCTCTGTTCTTTGATTTGGAATCTTTTGGGTGAATCGTGTATATGTTGATGATCTTATCACCCTTGCATATCCTTCTAAATAAGGAATGTATGCCATACGGTCTATTATATTTCTCCAATAACATATTTATGCCATCTGCGACTCTAGGTGATTTGACTATATTATCTTTGACAAAGCTATGATCATCGATATAAGTACAATGATGATCAGTAATGATTTTTGATAGAGAAATATCCAACGGTTCCTGTCTTTTGCCAGCTCTCATGCCTCCAGATGTTATGTATGCAAATGCAGTGAATAATATGGCGTTGAAGTAAGGCACATTTGGCATTCTTTCCATCATATTATCAAAGTCGACTTGACACACACCTGCTGAATACATTTTCTCTAAGTAATCAATTTGATTTTGATACGCTAATACAAGTTGAGGGCGTATGTCACTCTCTAGCTTAATTCCTTTAATGAGTTTGACATAGCAGTCGGTGTTATGATTTAAGCCTCTCAGATGCCACATGTAACACAAACTCAAATCCTTCTCGATGGTTATAAAACGCATAGGCATACCCATTAATGGTGTCAATTTACCACCTATTGATTTAGGATTTTGAACAAATTTACGCAGTATAGTCAATAGATATATATCAGGTAACGATGCAGACTTATCAACTTTCAACGCTGCTTTATCAATCATGGATTTAATATCACCAGATGATGAAACAGCACATAAAGTTAAAAATCTGAAGTCCCCAG